ATAAACATCTTTCGCCTTCATCTGATATTATTTTTTCTAATTGAGAGTTCCACGATACGACACCCAAACTGTCGTCCATTGTAAATTTGTGTGTAATAATTAATGGGTCAGTGGGAGCTTAATGATAAGCACCCATCTACATCGTTTGGAAAAATCGTTAAGCGTCACATTGGCGCAGCAGACGCAGATAATGTGGATCGTATGTTGAGTGCATACGAGAGTCTGTACAAAGGAAAGTACAATTCTCCTGAAGATATTCGCCGTTCGTTCACGAAAGACGGACAGCCTCTTTTTACGCAGGAACAAGCTAAGTCTGTATTCCGTCAAATACGTAAGGGACAGACTGGAGGTGAGGTAGATCATAAAGGGATTGGGAGTATTTTCAATAAGTTTGGGTCCGATCTAGTTGATATGGCGGCTGGAATTACTCAGCCTCCACCTCCTAATGCAGCAGTTCAGGGAGCTGTGAAATCTGTTCAACTCTTTATTCGTATGATCATTCCCTTCATCTTCGTTTTGGATACATTGGAAAGCATACCATTGTTTGGAGATTTGATAGGTGCTTCACTTGATGTTACTGCTGCTACTCTTCCAGTCATTGCCTCAAATGTCCAAACTTTTACCCCAGCTCTTGTAGGTCTCATTCCCCTACCGTTAGCCGGGTTGGTTGGTATTTTCCTAGGATGGCTATTTTCGTTCTGGTTTCTGTGGTTAGCCGCAGTGATTGGTATGTCACGTAAAGATTTCGGAGCAGCTCTGGAAGCTACATCTGGTATGGTTCCTGTCATTGGACCCGCTCTGATGCGCGGAGTTAAAGCTGTAGAAACGGTCGGAACGAAATTCTATAACCGCGCTGATCGTATTTCTGCCTCAATTTCTCAAGCTTATGGCAGTCTTATGGGTGCAGTAGAAAATGCCAAAAACACGGTAAGCGGTATGGCAGCTTCTTCAAATATGAAAATGCCATCACTTTCAGCCATCAAACAAACTGCTACTGAAGCAGTTAAGATTCCAGTCGCTGCCACACCTACGCCTACACCAACAACTGAATCAACTGCAGAAGTTAAACCCGAAGACGCCAAAACTTCATTTGCGCCAGTACCTCCGCGTAAGAAAGGCGGTAAGCGATTTTCAACGAGGCGGCGTAGTATACACAAATGTCCGAAGACGCGACGGAACAAGTGCGCAACGTACTAAAGGAATGGGTGAATTTGGATGATCAGGAACGTGCCCTCAAGCTACAAATCAAGCAGATCCGAGATAAAAAGGCTCAGAACGCTGAGCATATTTTAAAATTCATGCGTGACAACTCGGTAGACGATTTCAAGCTTGAAGGTCAGGGTAGTTTGAGCCGATCAGTCCGTACATCTCGTCCAGCTTTGAGCCGAGACAAGATTAGGACTCAGCTTCTTATCCAGTTTGCCGATCAGCCGCAGCGTGTAGCTGAAGCTCTAAAGTCAATTGAGGGTGGTGGCGGTCAGGATGGAGATGATACTTCGCCCATTGGAACCCAGCGCGAACTACTTGTTCGCCGAGTTCCCCGAAAGCCGTAGAATAGCTTCTTTTGCCGCTAATTGTTCAGCCTGCTTTTTAGTAGGTGCAGTTCCAATTCCTAGGTGGTTACCTTTCTCATCTACAGCTGCCATAGTATACTGGTTCGTAGCTGCAGAAATAACAGCGTATCCAGGAGTATGATGAAACTTGGCTTGGTACAGTTTTTGGAGCTGCTCCTTGAAATTCCGATTATTCATCAGGATCTTGGGGATATCAATATAAGTTTCAACCAGACAAATTACAAACGAGTAAAGAATCTTGAAATCGTTGCCTGAATCTGTCCACAAAGCTCCAAGAAATGCTTCTAGGATATCTCCTAGTTTCTTGAAGTTGGCTCGCCCAGAACACACATCTTCATTGTGACGTGAAATTATATAAAATTTATCCAGTCCAATCTTTTGACTCAGCAAACCTAGCATTTCGTTACACACAATCTCCTTTTTCAGATCAGTCATGAACCCTTCGTTTTCTTCGGGGTACCGTTTCATTAGATAAGTGGAAACACACGCTCCCAAAATTGAATCACCCAGATGTTCTAAACGTTCATACGATTCATCAAACAGACCCAAACATTCACGTGGCTTGTCTGCTAGTTGAGCAGGTTCACCAGTTGGTGATGTGTACTCTGTCTTTTTTACGTATGACGAATGAACCATAGCTTTCTGGAACAGTTCAGTGTTCGTGACTACAAACTCGCATCCGTGCTTTGAAAGAATCGCTTGAATATCAGGTTTGGTAAACAAGCGGTTCTTAGAATTGAATGGATTGTACTGTACTTGTTGCATTTTGTTGTACTCTAAATTTGTTTGCGTCTTGTAAGTCCGTTTTTAGAAAAAAACCTTTTCAGGTTGATTTTCGTGATTGTGTATGACATTACTCATCCTGCTCTCCAGGAACCGTGCGTGTAAAGCTGAACTCTGTCGCAACAAGGGTCTGCTTCTTGGTTTCAATAATGAACTTCACAAGATCGTCAGCATTCAGAGGACCGTTCTTGGCAAAGTACTGAGTTGCCAGATCCTTCAGATCCTTTTGAGATAGAGACCAAGGCTTTACCCATTCATTAGGGCGCTTGAAGGAAATAGTAGATCCATCTTCCTCCAACTTGATTTTCTTAATAGCATTGTACTTCGGATCTCTGATAATATCAGCGATCTCTAGCTCTACGACTTTACGATCGTCGCGCTTCTTGAATACTTGACGATTCAGTTCGCGGATATCATCATCAATCTCGCGGTACTGTTTGATATAAGACTTCAGATCACTCATTTTATTTTACGAGTTACGAGTTCATAAGAAGATTATCCGTTTTCAATACAATGTACTTCGATGCTCAGGAAGTAGAAAACCTGCGTCGTGTTTTCAACAAAGAATATTCGGGTTCTAAACCTATTAGGGCTGGTGAACCTTCAGTTGTTTGGAAACAAATTCAAAAAAAACTGCAGGATAAGTGTGACAACTCCACAGAGTGTATAATTCTTTCACTGATGTCCAAACCTAAAGCTCCTGGATCATGGAAATCAAATCCAGAAGAATGGTTATCATCTACGGATATTGATGCAATTGAGAAGCAGTACACAAAAGTGTTTCCCGAATACTATTACGTTGGAGCAGTACCTATAGATTTTGATAAGAAATCAAGTTTGGGAACATGTTTAGTAAGTTCCCTGTGTTCTTTGGATATTAAGGCATTGTACAATAAAGGTTATCGTCAGATTGGAGTAGTGTTTAATACCGATGTAAGCACTGGACCGGGAGAACACTGGATAGCTCTTTTTTGCGATATTCGTCCTGAGCTAGAGTATCCTCGCATCACATACTTTGATTCGTATGCTGAGAAACCCGAGAAACAAGTTGTTCAATTAATGAAACGATGGTCAGAAACATGGGACGCTACTCGCATCCATGACAAACCAATGAAAGTTACGTATAACAAAACTCGCCATCAGTATGAGAATTCTGAGTGTGGAATGTACTGTTTGTACTTTCACTTATGTTGTTTAACGGGAACATCAATGGAAGAACGTATTCCTGATAAGGTCGTAAGAGGTTTTCGTGGATTACTGTGTAAAGTATAATATAAATGGAAGAAGCCTGGTACAAATGGTTCAAGTTTGTAATAAGGATATTGTTTGTGGGGGTAATTATTTACGCTGTTACTATGGCGATTATTACTTGTCCTAAATAATAAGATAATGGAGTCTTACGGGTTTGCTCTCGTTATGGTGATTCCAGTACTGGTACTTATGGCAATTGCTTTTATCATTTATCTTGTTATAACGCCATCGGAAGTACAGGCTCAAGCCACGGCCGAACCAACCTTTAATGCTTATAACTCCGTTATGGCATTAGCTCCTCTAGGATGCCCTACAACACCAGCATACCGTTTGTGTGATTACTACTTGGCTTCATCAGCCTATTCTCTATTCCCCGGATCAAGGATTTACGATTACATTAGTGATGCCGTAATTCCAATGTTAGCAAAAGCAGGTCCCCGCTTAGTTGAATTAGATATTTATGACGATGGGTCGGGTGGTCCAGTTGTAGGACTTAAAAACCAGAAATTAGGTACGGATTACGCTTACAATACTATACCTTTTGGAGCATGTTGTGTAGGTCTGGCGAACAATATGTTTAACTCTGTTGTTTGTCCCGTATCTACTGATCCTTTTGTCCTGAGTTTGGTGTTCCATACTACAAACAATAATGTGATGAACGCTTGTGCCGAAGTTTTAAAAACCACATGCCCTCAATATTTACTAGATGTATCGTATGGATACCAGCGCAAGAACTTGGCAATTGAACCGATATGTAAATTACAGTCCAAAATGATCATTGTTTCGGGGAATGAAGTCAAGGGTACCTTGATGGAAGAGCTTACAAATATGTCATGGGGGACATCCAACTTACGCCGATTAACGTACACTCAGGCTGCCCAAACAAATGATAGCGACGAACTTATTAACCATAATCGCAATAATATCACGATGGTCGTGCCAGACATTGAAGGTGATTTAATCAACAAGAATCCCCAGATTCTGTTGACGTACGGATGTCAGTGGAACTTGATGAATTATGGATCAGTAGATAGTGCAATGGAAGTCTATATTGGAGACTTTCAAGAACGCAGTACGGTTCTCAAACCCGAACCTCTTCGTGCGCTCAAACCCAAGGAGTACAAGCAGCCAGTACTCCCAGACCCATCAGTTTCATTCCAGCCCATGAAGAGTACAACCCCGATCTACGACATCACAGTTTAAAAAACACGAGTCTAGTTCAATAAAATCTTGCGTTAAAATAAAAATGGCAAACAAGTGGCTAGCGCATGTTAAGAAGACGATGAAGGCGCACAAGGGACTGAAGTTCGGACAGGTCCTGAAGATGGCGAAGAAGACGTACGGCAAGAAGGGTGGTGCGGATATGCCTGAGGAGGCGGCTGCGGCTCCGACCACGGAGGAGACGGCTGTCCCCGCCGCCGGTCGTCGTCGTACGACCAAGAAGGCTGGTCGCAAGACCCGCCGCGCTGGTCGCCGGTAAATATCCTGCTTACAACTAAATGGCGAACAAGTGGTTAGCACATGTTCGTAAAACTCTCAAACTCAAGAAAAATAAAGGTAAGCCTTTTGGAGCAGTTCTAAAATCTGCCAAAAAGACTTATAAGGCGCGAGGAGGAGCTAATGAGCGCATTACGGCTCCTGATGTGGATACCCCAGTACCAGTGACTGTCCCCATGAAAGACGAGTATGGTCTTGTTAAGCCGACAGAAGGTGGACGCCGTAAGAGTCGCACTCGCCACCGCAGTCGCAAGTAGACGTTTTCAAGAAAAAAGAGTATAAGGAACATATAAATACATAATGGGTGGCGGTTTACTACAGCTTGTTGCCTATGGTGCCCAGGACGCATACCTTTCCGGCAATCCCCAGATCACGTTCTGGAAGGGTCTGTTTAAGCGCCACACGAACTTCGCGATGGAGCCTTTTCGCGTAAACCTCACGGGACAGGCCGCGTGGGGAGTCAAGCACTCGGCCATTCTAGGTCGCCATGCTGATCTCCTGTACTCAACGTACCTAGAGGTTGTGCTGCCCCCCGGCGAATCGTTCAATGCCGAGCAGACCCGTCTGGGTTACAATCTCCTGAAGTATGTTGAGCTAGATATTGGCGGACAGCTAATTGATCGTCTGTATGGAGAGTGGCTGTATCTGTGGGATGCGTTATCGTCATCTGCTGATACTCGTGTAAAGCTTGCTTCTATGGTTGGCATGGATGCAAGTGTAACTTACACAGTTCCAACGGCAGTTGCATGTGTCACCGGTCGCACGAATATGCCAACGGTTTGCTACATTCCCCTCAACTTCTTCTACACTCGCAATCCTGGCGCTGCCCTTCCGCTTATTGCCCTACAGTACCATGAGGTCAAGATCAACATTGAGTGGAACGACGCCAAGTTCATTGACAGTAACTTCAATACGGCCAAGACACTGAAGCAGCCCGTCCAGGCGGCAGTATATGTAGATTACATCTATCTCGATACCGAGGAGCGTCGTCGTATGGCCCAGCAGAGTCACGAGTACCTCATTGAGCAGACGCAGTTCAACGAGGACCAGGGTGTTACGTCATCACAGAACCGTATTGACCTGACGTTCAATCACCCCGTCAAGGAGCTAGTGTGGGTTGTACAGCCTGAGTACTACACGAACTGC